TAAGCATAAGAATCATTAGATCTCGTTGGTGAGATTACAAGTACTTCATTCTGATCTTCGTGTGTATAATCATCATCAGTCACATCACCAAGAAATAACTTTGCATGGTGAGTAGCCTTGTAACCAGTTCTATTAATCTGCGTAGTTGTCATAATAACTACCCCCCTTTCTTACTAAAGTTAGGAGGCATTGCTTCCAGCCCAGGCACGCCAATCGACGAACCAGACTAGGAAACGGGTTGTGGTCTTGTACTTCGCTGCATCCGTATCAAAATCAAACGTATCGTCAAAATCAACCGGACGCCTTACAACGAAGTGCGCGTCATTGTCATTGGTATCAATCAAGAAGTAAGAAGTAGTGCTGGTTGTATACCTCTTGACAATGTGCTTAACTCCACCGAGTCTCTTCTTGATAGCATTGTCTTGATTGTCCGCAGTAAATGGTTCAAGATCACTACCAAAGATTTGAATGGCGAGGGACTTCTGGTTAGGATTGTAGATGATCGCATTAGACATAGTTTTGATCGGATCACCATTTTCATCCTTAATGTTCTCTCGGATGTTCATTAGTGCATTAACACCAGTCACACTAAAAGAGACAGCGGGACTTACTTGGTTTGAAACTGTGGTTGCGCTATTAATCAACGTGTGAGCTGTGTGACATAGACGCAAACCATCAATACCAAGGAAAGTTGAACCCGAGAACGCATCATCCAAGAGTGCAGCAGAGCGATACTCAAACGTCATCCTAGCTGCATGTGCCAACCACTTGGAAGCCTGGTTAGCCTTATTGTACTTATCATCCTCAACTGTCCTACGGGTGATGGCAAAACCAAGAGCAAACTCTTTATCCACACCCACAACTTTAGGACCAAGCTTCGGATCTTCGTAAACAACACTTTCACCATCACCACGCTCCAACAATCTCTTGTGGCCAGTGATGATAGTTGCTTCAATCTCCGGTCCGTTCATTGTACTTTGCTTCAAGTACTGTGTGTACTCTGGCTCATACATTGCGAAAGAATCACGAAAATCTTTCCTCAAGCCGGACCGAAAGAGAAGATTAAAATCACCTTGCGTAATCACTTTATCTATCCTTTCTCTTTCTTATGGGAGTTCAAGAACGGCTGTGAGGAACTTGAAGAATTGGATGTTTTCAGTTACATTAACATCCACGATTATCACAGAGACAGTGCTTTCCTCTGCGTTGTTGATTGTCCAAACGTTAGACGCAACAGCAAGACCGTAGTCTGTACCAATCTGCGTAATTGCCGCAGCAGACGTTCCAAGACCAGAGAAAATGGTGCTTGGGTTTGCACGTGCAACACTAACCTCTCCAACATTACCGCCTGTAACTTGTTTCACTTTTCCTGAATGACCCATTGAATTACCTGGCTTACTTGCAGCATCTTCAAGGGCAATACCATAAACAGCTTGCGGATTTGCAGTACACACAACAACCGTGCCCGCAGTACCATCTAGCTGTACAACTTCACCCTTCTTAAACGTCTGAGCAGCCGTATAAGCAATGGATTCAATCTCAGGAGCGCCAGCACCAGACCATTTAGCTGGGGCAAAAATTCTAGCTGCCACTTTAAACTCCTGTTCTTTTTACGTTTACTATCTGTTTGCTGCATCAAGTGCAGCAGAAATTTCCTCTTTCCTAACTTTCCTAACTCTACTTTCCTCAACAACTGGTAGTTCGGGAGTTTTCGTAGCAACCTGTGCCTTGAATTTCTGTTCTTCATCTTGACTAGGTTTCGTGCCGTGTATTTGATCGAACTTTTCTTGCTTAATCTCCTGCATAAGTTCATGATCCTCCCTAGGGCACGTCATGAAGACAACATCTCCGATAATAGGTTTTCCATCGCCATCGGAGTGTAGCGCTCTGTTCACAGCATAAGAGTCATCAACTTTAAAACCAAGTAATTGTGCTCGGTATAAATCTTCTGGATCATTTCTAAACCACTCACCATAAACATCAGGTGGGAGTGGGACTTGTAAGCGGGCGGAGACAACACCTCTCTCCAGAACTTGTGCTAGTCTTACTTTCCTCTCTGCTCTATAATTCTCCGCTGCCTGCACTCTCTCTTCCTCACTCATTACCTTCCACTCTTCCTCGGGAATGTTAAATGGACGAGAGATTATCTCTTGGAGTGCTTTAGGTGGAGAAGACTTAAGAGTGTGAGAATCATCACTCTCAGTGAGAACCTTAACCCTACTTCTCTCCATAGACATGACTATTTCCCCTTTTCGCTTGGTAGTTTAACTGAAGTAACTTCAAGAGGAGTAATATCATCTCTAAGGTAAATATAATCCTCCGCAGTCATATTTTGTTCCTTACAAAGCCTTCTCTCGTTCTCTGTAAGGTCATCCATTGTAATCTTCTTACCCTGGGATTGATCTACAATCCTTGGGGCTGTTGGTCTTACGTGTGGAGGAATAGTCACAGTATCACTTCCTTGTGTTGTAGTTGGAGCTAGATTAGGATCACTTTGTTTAGATGGAGGTGCTGTGTCAAAATCAATACCATCAATCATTCTCATTGCGATCGCACCTCTTATACCAATAATGGCAGCCCGCACATTCTCATATGAAGGAGGTTTGCCATTTTCAAGATCTTTATTAACAAGTGCGTCCACATAGTCCCCTGCCTTGTCCATCACTTCCTTATAAGCAGGATTCTCCTTTGCCAGTCTGTTCTTAATCTTATCCAACTCAGAGACACTATCCCTCTTTGTCAACTGCTCTGTGAGAGGTTGTACTGTTTCTCTCATCTCTTTCCTAATCAACTCTGTTACTGTCTCCACCGGACTATCCCAAAACTTTGCATTAGCAACCTTTGGATCAGGAGGTGGACCGGCTTCAATTGTTGTTAGTCTCTTATTAAGATTCTCCAACGTCTCATTCTGTTTCCTAATCAACTCTTGTTGATCCCTAATGATTGCTTCATAAGCCACATTCCTAGCTGGCTTTGGTTCATCAGGTGGTTTAGTAGCTGTTTCCTTTGATTTCTCTGTCGAGATCGTCTGTGTATCCTGTGTTGCTTGGTTCTGGCTGGACAAATCCTCTGGCTTCTTCGGATTTCCGTGTTCGTCCAAGAGTTTCACTGGCATTTAATCTATCTCCTTGATTAGTATAAATTGAATCTAGATGCTCTAGTACTAACTCTATCCCTTCTATCCTTCCAAGTTTTCTACAGTACTCGTTGAAATCTTTAGAAGTCCTTAGATTAACCTCTCTGCCCAAGTGCTGCAATAACCTGCGAAAAGGCGTCCATCCCCGGTGCTTGGTTAATTCCACCAGCCCTTGGATTTCCTCCTTGGATAGTATTTCCTGTAGATCCTGGCGGTAAGGCACCTTGTCCATTGGCTTGTCTCTCCATAGATTCTAGTAAATCGACTAGGGTTATTCTGCTTATATTTCTAATGTCAAATGTCTCTAAGATCTGTCTCATCGCCTCTGTTGCAGCGAAGAGGGCTTTTTTCATAATCACTTGTGCTAACTGTTGATCTCCAATCCCCATTGCAAGTTCAATGGAGGAAGTGTAGTACTGTTGTAACATCCCCGCAACTTGTGTCCAGTCATTACGAGAGGAGAGACGGTTGCTTTGTTGCTTCACAGTTTCTATCTTAAACAACAACCCAGAGCGAATTTGATCAACAGGTTGGTTGAGGAGATTAAGAACTAAGTCCCCATTCTCCACAACGTTGAAGTAATCTGAGTGTTTTGAACCAAATTGTTTTATGTTTATAAAGGTATCTATAAGAAGTTCATCTATCAAGTCTTTCAAGTTACTAAAAGTGAAGTCTCCCTTCTTACTACCTTCTTGAATCCTAGCCAAATCCCCCGTTGCTGTTCCAGGTGTTCCTACAGATGGCATACCGAGGGTTATTTCATTCACCCCAGAATACTGTTGGTGATACAACACAGAAGACTGCTCATTGGCGAAAGAGGAATTATAAACCTCTCCCATTTGAAAGCTCTCTATGTAATCCATATCATCCAAGAACCACATCTTACCTGGAAAGATTGGTTCCCTTGGTCCATAACCTGAGAGTTTGTGGACCTTGAACATTCTCATGTTTGCCAACGTTGCATTATCAAGTCGTTGACGGTGGATTGTTGTTACTTCCTTCTGGAACTGAGCACATTGTTTGCAAATACCAATACCATTCCACCTGTGCTCCAAGGGGATGTATTGCTTTAACCTATATGGTCGTGATAAATCATCCTTCCAGTTGTAACGAGTTCCCATAAGTACACGAGACTCATG